CATGTCAGATCGATAGATCGGTACAGGACTTTCTTATATTTCGTTTATTACCGTTTTCAATTTTTAATTATCCCGATCACTATTTATATAATCGACCACGTATATTTATATTATATTTGCAAATATATAAAGAATCATGGCCGCGACAAACTCTATGATTTACTTGGATAACAATGCCACAACTATTATGCCGGTATGTGTTAAGAAAGCACTTCTAGAATGGTGTAACCGAGGGAACCCTAGCGCCAGTTATGCGTCGGCGAAGGAATCCCGTAAAATGATGAACGACTTCAAACAATACTTGGGCCGGCTATGTAAAATAAATCCATGTTGTAGTGAAGATCGCGACTCCGATTCCACGTCGAATGCCCGCGCGCGGGCCGATCCTACCAAATATAAGATTGTATTTACATCGGGCGCAAGTGAAGCCAATTGTACAGTATTACAAGGTATCGTCGATGCATATGCGGAAGCTACTGGTAATCTCCCACATATTGTAATGTCGGCGATCGAACATAAATCGCTACTTGAAATGGCACAGTCCTATGTTACACGAGGGCGCGCAACGGCGACATATGTGCAACCAACTCCATCCGGTCATATTCGGCCCGAGGATGTGGCGCGCGCAATTACACCGACCACCGCAATAGTTTGTGTGATGCACGCGAACAACGAAACCGGTGCGATCAATGATATAAAGGGTATTGGGGCGGTCGCGCACAAAGCAAATGTACCATATCACTGCGATACGGTTCAAACTTTCGGTAAAACTCCAATTAACCCCACCGCGGAGAACGTTGATTCGATGAGCATTTCCTTTCACAAGTTTCACGGCCCACCGGGCATTGGTGCGCTTTTGATTAAACAACAACTTCTCCTCGGTTATAAAATGTCACCGATGATCTTTGGTACGCAAAATGAAGGTATTCGCGGCGGAACTGAGAATCTTCCTGGAATCGGCGCAGCATTTATCGCCACCAAATACACAATGGATGATCGAATTGGTAAGAACGCGAGGACGTTGCGATTGAAAAAATATATAATGACCGAACTAAGTGCACGCGTCCCCGCGAGACCGTATTCTCAATACATTAAAGATCAACCCGGTGGAACAAAGCCGTCTGTCGAAATAATCTTCTTATCCGGGCCGACCGAATATTATCTTGGCAATACTATTTTGCTTTCGGTGGTCAAACGGAAATCGCCGGCGATTTGCAATGTCAAGATAAAATCCAGTTTGGAGTCGGCGGGCATTGTGATTTCTGTTGGCAGCGCATGTAATACAGCGAGTGCTAAAGCGTCACACGTACTTTATTCTATGGGCGCTGACGATTTGATACGCGCGGGCGCATTAAGGATTTCTCTCGGCGATGATAATACCCTTGAAGATGTTAAACGATTCATTGTAGAATTCTTGAAAGTGGTGAAAAATCAAACTGAATAATTATACACAATTATACACAATTTACAATTATACACAATTACATACCAAATGCAAGTTTCCATTGATTTTTTGATTCGATCGGTCGAATTGATCCGCAATCGATAGGACATATCATTGAGTAAAATCCGCAGAATGTAACGCCGGTAAAACTAAATGTGAGCATCAGCGGGTCTGAATCCAATTCACTTTGCGCGATAATACGCGATTCAGATTCTTTTTTAACACCGATCAGGTTAAATGTTTTGATTGCGCCGGCCCGAAAACTCGAGTTGTCCGCGTATTCAAAAGAACACTTGATTTTAAATTTATCACCGCGATCATCAACCGACGAGATCTCAAATGTACACGTTCCGGCAATTTTAGGATAAGCTATTGAACTCCACGCACCCCCGAGTATTGTTTTACTTAAATTATCCATTGACAATATTAGTAGCGGTGCCTCTTAATAGACAAAAAAGAAAATTCTAAATGTACATTTGTATATTAACAAGCGCACACCTGAATTTCCTTTTTATTTGTTTTTTTAGATTTTATTTACCTGATTACTCACTTGATTACATTCAAGCGGACTCGGTAACGAGAGCAGCCTTCTCCTTCTCACCGAGAGTCTCGTAAAGCTTAAGCTTCTCCTCGACCTTCGACGCAAGAAGTGCGTAACCGGAAGTAGGGTAGGTCACGGTCCTAACGGCAACCACACCGGGAACCTTAGGCACCTTCTCAAGGTCAACCTTGTACTCGCGACCAGCCTTCTTCTCCTCCTCGCGCTTAGCAGACTCAGCCTTAAGAACAGCGGGGTCAAGCACCATCGCGTCCTTGTACTCGATAACCTCATGAGTGGAATGACCATCAATAAGAAGAGCCTCAACAGTGCGAAGGATGGCAACATCATTAATGGTCTTGTTCTTCATGTTAGTGGCAGTCAGGTGCACAAGGGAAGAAAGACGCTGGATGAACTCAACAAGGAGGTTGGAAAGGTAACCGCGGATGGCAGTGGAAACGCGCACGGCCTTGTAACGAGGATCGCGCTTAACAGTCTCCTTGCAAACCTGACCAACGTAGAACCTGAAAGAGGTCTTGGAGTCGGACGAGTCATCGACATCCTCATCAGTCTCCTCTTCCTCCTCAACGGGAGCGGCGACAGGTGTGGGCTCAGCCTCCTCGGCTACATGAACGGCTTGCTTCTTCTTCTTGGGCATGTGAACAGCGAACTTCTTCTTGAAATCCTTCTCAGCCTGAGCAAGAGCGGCCGAGAGAAGAGCAGCGCTGGCGGAATCGTGAGCCTCCTTGGCTAGCTTCTCGGACATCGCAACGAACGAAGGAAGCGACTTAATAAGCGGGTAAAGAGAAAGCTTCTCAACACCAGCCTCATGAAGGTGGTTAACTTGAATAATCTTCTTCTTGGCGGCGAGAACACGGTTCATGGTGTGCTCAGTGAGCTGCTGAACAAGCTCGTCGCAAATAATGGAAAGAGCAATCGACGCCTCGTTGGAGAAACGGGTGCGCTCGCGGGAAAGAGCGCTAACCTTCATCTCGAATTCAGCAACGCTGGGAGCGAGCTGATCAACGGTAGCCTGGTGCTGAACATGCTCATCAGCGGTAAGATCACGAGTCTTTTCCTCGGACACCTTCTTACCGTCAACCTCAGCGGTCTCAGTGTAAGTAAGCTTACCGGTCTCAAGAAGAGTCTTGGAGTGCTTGTAAGAGTTAAGCTGGGTCTTAAGCTCGCCGATCATACCATCGACAAGAGCGTTAAGGTTAAGCTTATCAATGTGCCTGCGCACACGGGCGGACGAAATAGAAACACCGATGGCCTTGCTGGTTTGCTGACGCTTACCAGCGGCGCACGACTCAGCGGCGACAACCTCGGCGGGCGCGGCGAGAGTAGCGGGTTCATCGGCGGTGGGAGCCGGAGCGGCCTCAGCAGGGGCAGCGGCGGGAGCAACAGCCTTAGGCTTGACGGGACGGGGAGCACGCTTGGTCTGGGTAGACATGATTGATTGAGTATTAATGATTGTGATTAACACGGTCGAGTGATTTGTTTGTTCTTGGGAATACAAAATACAGGTGTATTGTTTAGATTGAAATTTTAGGACTTGAATAATATATATAATTATGTCGCGTGACATCACCCATACGACGCCCCGGACTACGCGACAAAAAATAAAGGTACCGTGTGGATTTTTTCCTCGTTCGATATGTTTAATTACCTCCCTGATGCCTTTGGCATTTACCTCCGTTACTCGCCTTATTACGACATTGTCGGCCCATTGGTAGCATCGCAGTGCAGAATACGCTTTGAGATTTAGCCACAGATGTATCTTGTGAATCACCAATGGTATTATCCGAGGCATCGCAGTCCGCAGGCTGTTCCTGTGATGAAGTTTCAGATTGATTCGCCGACGCATCAACTGCATTAGTATCATCGGCGGGTTCATCTTCCATCAATTGCATAATCTCATCCTCGGTTTTAGCACCTGAATCTGATTCTTTGTTTTCTTCAGCCGGGGCTTGGTCGGGAGTCTCAGATTGTGATTGCGTAGATTCGGGCTGCGCGGGTTTAGAACCGGCATTTTTGGATTTCGCAAGAAGGTTAACAAGGTTACTCTTATCCATCCGAGCTTGTGGCTTTGGCGCGGATGCGGGCGTTGCAGCTGGTTCATTTCCGGGTGCGCTTGGTGTTTCAGCAGGTGGGGGTGCGCCTGCGCTCTTTAGTTTGGGCGATTCACTTGATTCATCCGGTTTCCTAAGGATAATATATGCGATAACACCAATAATAAGGATAGCAATGACGATAATAAGTACAATTATTTTATTCTCATACATGCTTGTGAACAGTCCGCGCGCTGTCACGCCTACGTTGGGCGCTGGCGATTGTGCCGGAGCGGTAGTCGGCTGTTCAGAGAGTTCTGACGGTTCAACCCGCGACGCGCCAGGTTCTGTATATCTTGGTCGTACTTCAATAGAATCAGCCATTATAGGATTTTTATTGTGTAATTAATTAAGTAAATTAATGTATGCGGTCAACAGTATATATAATATCGTTGGCGAATTTAAAATAAAAATTATCACTGTATATTATAAACTACATTGGTAAAGTTTATTCGAGCAAACATTCTTAAATCGACCATGGAAAGAATCCCTAAATTGCTCGCAAATCGAATGGAACATGTATTGGTAGTCGCCACACACGCGGAAAAGTACCTTGGAATCATTAAAGAAATTGTTATGAGTATCAATCCGACCGAGTATAAGAGTTGCGAATCAAATATAGAGCTACTTAAAACAACCGCCGCCGAAATACCTAAAATGATATCGAGTACGGATCGGCCACTTGATACAATGCTCAACGTGTATAATAAATTTATAGATGTTGATAACGCTATTGCGACACTTATTAAACTATTTGAGAACACGACCTATTCTAAATTAGCACTGTATAATATGTCCGCGACGTATGTTATGAACGTACATCAGGAAAAAAACTTGGCGCTGAATGCTCACGATAAATATTTGGATATGTCTGTAGACGACGATGAGATTATATTTGACAGTGTTTTTAAACACATTAACCTGCACACGAAACCGGATCCGTTAATCTCATTTATTATAGATCATGAAGAAATAATAAACAAGTTTACGATCAAATTGATCGGTGCGGTAATCAAAGTTGTAACCGGGGATAAGCGTCGGCGGCTCGAATTGATTATTGAGACTCAAAAAGATAAAGTTCTTGAGGCCTCGCGCGTCGATATAACAAAATGGTCGGGTGTGCAAGGTACTATAGTCCGATATGGTCTTAAACCACTAACGCTATCATACGCCCAAGATAAACTTTTCGAAAAGCTCAATCTCAAATACAACCCCAAGTTAAGTGTTCTTGAGAACTTTACTGCGATCGCAACTAACTCCGGTGTGATATTGATAAATAAAAGTACGCCGAGTCCGATAGAATTTGACCTCAGGGGTATAATGGACATAAACTATGTTATGGAAAATGACCTAAAAACAACTCCGCAAAGTGGATTAACCAAGAAAATCGTCGAGAGGTTTAATACTGCTAGACAACTATCCAGGGGTACGAAATCAGAACCGATTGTTAAAATACATGCCAGTGAAAAGAGTAGTGCGACCGCGAGCACATGGTATGTTTTCGAAACGATCAATGGTGAACTTTGGAGACTGATCGGGCGCGACGGATCAAATACTACAAAGTCCGACAGTATACGAGGACTCATTGACGGGTTAAGCACCCGGGCGAGTCAATATAACAATATACTTGCCGAGGATATTATCGCGAAATGCTTCGATCCGAAAGCCAAAATGATTTTGGATTCTTATGAGGATGTCAAACGGGTACTCCCTAGTTCAGAAACTATCAAGTCTACAATAATTGACGGTTTGGTCGAGTGGCTCGGACCACAATTAAAAAAGAATATGCCTAAAGATATTGCTGATTTCAAATATATCTCTGTGGACAGACGAGTTGTCGCTGATACTATTCTTTCGGCACTCACACATACCACGGGTATACATGGTAAGGGGTCTTCCGAATATATGTTGACGTATATTTGCAAGTTGGATTTTATTATTGGTAAATTTGTAAAGGAGTTGGAAAGACAATGGTCTCTCGAAACTATCAGCGATCGAGTGTTTAAAGAACGATCCGGTGACGATTTATATAAATACTTGATGGATGTATTCAGAGGTATCGCCAAAAGTACTGCTGATCAATTAGACAAGTTAAGACTTTGGACCGAGTATGACATATCGATCAAAGAGTATTTCCTCGAACAAAAACAGGCAGTAGTATAACTGAGAAACTATTCATATGAGGTTTTCAAGCATAAAATAGCCACTATTGCGAAAATGTTCACGAGATAGAAAAAACTACACAAAATAATTAATATTTTTTATTTTCTCATTTAGATATTCGTGTTTTAATTAAATATTTATCATTACTTTCGCAACCGGACTCGACGTCAACATGCAAAATGAACAAGATGTAATCGAGGCGATCGACGCCGCGGCCGACGTCCCCGCTGAAGCGCAAGCGGTTGCGGATCTCGCGGGTAAGAAAAAGCCAGGACGACCCAAGAAGAAGATAGTAACTATGCCGGTTGAAGTCCATGGAATCGTGGACAAGCCGGTTAACGAAGAAGATTTGCTCGAACTCGTTTATTGCAATCCGACTCTATTCAAAAAGCTTATGCAACTATATAAAGCGTTCGAGGTGAGTGAAGTTGAAATGAACTTTGAACCGAAAGGTGTGAAGATTGTGACTAAAGATCATTTGGGTAAGAGTACTATTTATACCACTATCGACGGTCGTTGTATGAATCTTTACTACTGCAAATCACCCATTCGTATTTGTGTGAAAAGAGAGAATCTCGATCGCGTTCTCGGTACACTTGGTAAGAACCACTATAAAATTACATTTATCTTGAAGGAGAACTACCGATCTACTATGTATTTGATTATCAAGGACATCGAGTATAACAACGATGATTCTTATGAAATTGATGTAGTTTTCAAGCCCGAGGATGCGGTGCAGAATGAAATTAAGAACGATGATACTAATTATCCAATCAAGTTCAAGATTTCTTCTAAGCATTTCAAGACAAAGATCGGTAACATTCGCAAGCTCTCGCCGACCTTTACCATTCAGAAGTGCGGTAGCGAATCCCTTCAATTTACCTTTGATAAGGCTCAAAAAGTTAATTGGACAGGTGTTTATAATGATTCTGATAAAATCGACCTCAAGTCAACGCTGGCCGAGGATGAGATTTTCAATGTTAGTGTGGTCATCGATTACATTAAGCCTTTCAGTAACAGTAACATCGGCGATGAAGTATTTATTGCCGCGGACAAGCGTGAGAGGATGTCGTTTATGACACAGCTTGATAAAAAGGATATTGGATACGCTGCATGCGTGAAGATATTCACAGACATAAACACATACCGTAGAGGCGGTCGCGCGGAGCAACCTGTCAATTAACCACATAGTTTCAATCGAAAATAGTTTCATCAATCGGTAGAACCGCGGATAACGAACCTACCAATTAGTTCGGTAAATTTTGATTTTAAACTATATGATATAATTAGTTATAAGTCGCAAGTTGTTAAAAACATGAGTAACCGATCAGATCGCGAACCCACCACTTACAGAATTCCGGTAATTTCGCGTGAAGATGTGATGCTGGCCGCGACCGGTGCCCGAGTGACACGCGCCACACTACAAGTGGATGGTAATGCAATCAGTGTGTTGAAACCCGATTCTGAAAGTGTCAACGAGAAGTCGATTATCGAACTTAACTTTCTCGGAAGCGCTCCCTTGAGAACCGGATTGATCAAGGAGCGAAGCGCTATGGTGCTCTTGCAAACGGTCGACGATAAAATCCCATCTCTGATGATGCATTCTGTCGGCGCGACCACTTATGAAAGTTTGGGCGCAGATAACTTTATCGAGGATGTAATCGTCGGTACTCTCGCCGGGGTAAAAAAGAATAGAATTATCTATTTTAACGGGGAGGTTCATTTGGCTATTGAGTAATTAACCGATTCTATTGAATCCCATCAATTATTTTTTTACAAACATCGTAAGCCATATTAACGTGGTTGATAACCCCGCACTGATATTTTTCCACCTCGCGTATATAACTTGCAACGGCCATCTCATGTTCTAAAGTTCTTTTCATACCGGCCAAGAACTCATCGGCGTCGGTCGCATCGATTTCCGGTATTTGTGTCTTCATATCCGGCGGTGTCACCGCGAAAGGTTTAATCTGTGGTATATTACTATTAACAGGCTCGCTCAACAGTGAATTAACATTGATTTTATTCATATAATCTATAATTTTGTTCATTGTCGCGCAAAGTATATCTGTCCGATATATAATCAATTGATCGATATGCGGTAGCAAGATTATATCAGGAATCGAAATATTAATCGGTACGCCTCTTCGCGCGGCCGAGTTTACTTTGATTTCTATCAACTGCTCGGTTTCGCCGATCAGCTCTACCAATTCGACAAATTGCTTATACAAAAACTTCTTTTTTAGTGCTTGATTGATGATTCTAGTATACAAGGTTGAATAATCAATCCCGACGATATTCTTGAACATTCGCGTGTATTTCGCCTTGCACTGGGCAAAATCCGGCTTGGACAATTCGAATCTTGCCAACTCCATACGACGTGTCATCATGTAAAAAGTCATATCGTCGCAAACAAACTCAATATCAGTATTGTTACCACCGAGTTTAATAACGTCATCGGGTGATTCCTCACAATCATCCTTATATAATCCGGCTCCTCTAATTTCTCTTATCGCGGCTACTACAGGACATGTCATCTTGTTGATAAATGTCAATTGGTAAATGACAATTGTCAATTGTCAATTTATATATAGATTTATACAAAGCGACTAAATATATATATGAAAATATAAAATGGAGCATACTCGTATAACTGAAGAACAACTAATAAAAAAATATACGCATGATCCAATTTTGTTTCATCTGGCTAAAACCCCAATCGCGAACAAAGACAAGTGCTTGATCAAATCACACCCACAACTATTCGCATTGGGTTTTAATGCGGGAGGACGACCCGATGGTTTGTGGGTATCTCGCGGGAGTTCTTGGATTGCAAAGGCGCATGAGTTACAAAATCCTAAGTTTCCGGTGTGTTGCTACATTTACGAGGTAAATTTTAAACCGGACGCTAAGATATTATATGTGAAAACCGCTGAAGATTTCCAACGGTTCGATGAACAATTTCCCAGTTACTGGATAAATCTTGATTATTTTGAAGTGGATTTTGTCGATTACATCAACGGGAAGAAAATCAAGCGGGCTCGTAAGCATACACTAAATTTGAAGAAGCTAAGAAAGCGCGCCGGCGAGTCTATCAAGGAGACTTTGCTCAACAACAATATTATATTCGAAAACACATCGTCGGCGATCGAACATTGTAAATTCTACAACGAAGTGAAGATAGATATCGAACGTTTCAAATATAAGGACTGGGACGCAATATCCAAAGATTATCACGGCGTTATTTTTGAATCCTGGGACCTCAATGATAAAACCGCGATGAAATATTTGTGGTTTCAATCACTTGATGTCGCTTCGGGATGTATTTGGGACGTTCAGGCGATCGATTCGATCACATTGACATATCACAAAATTGATGCGACCACTTGGGAACATGCTTGATCAGTTCGTAAATTCAACAAAACATTTATAAATTTGTATATACGTATATATACGCTTACGCTTACGCATATTCACTTTATATCTTTACAACTTGAATATCAATTATGTTACCGACAGGTGGATTCGAAACTTATAAATCTGACCATGAAAAGCCCGCGGTAAAGGATGCGATTGTATCCAAGCTTATCCCTGATAATATTTCGGAATGTGCGATATATCTGAATAAACCAATCGACGAACCCTGTATGAGTACTGAAGTGATTGATCAAGTAGCCAAGGCGATCGGCGTTACCGGTGATAAGCAAACTATAGTCGCGACTGCCAAGGAAAAGTTGGGTTGTGAAAATGAAAGATGTGTGCTGGGGAAACTTATACCTAAACTCGGCGAGGATACAGTTCGTCGTGAAATTAACACATATTTGAAAGTAAAAGGACCTACTGACGGTCAGTTGTTATCTAACATTCACATAGATTCAACTCTACGTCAATGGACTAACGCATTCCCGGATTTCTACCCGTATCATTTTAATATGCTCAACTATGCATCGTACGCGTATGATAACGGTTATATTTTGCATCATCCCGATACTCTCGCGACTATTTTGTTCGCGGACTTGTACAATGGTGAGTACGATGGTAAAAAATACAAATGTGCAGGCTGCGTTATTAATTCTGATACTTACCAGGGCGAGGGTAAACATTGGATGGCTCTTTTCGCCGATGCACGTGCCGGTGATAAGTGGACTATTGAATTCTTTAACAGCAGCGGTAATGCTCCCGCGCCGGAATGGGTTTCTTGGCTGGTTAAGACAAAAACCCAAATGGAATTTATATTGGAAAAGCAAAAAAGAAACATACCCGTGGAAATTAAAAAGGTATGTGATATTCGCCATCAACAAAGTAGGTCCGAATGCGGCCTTTACTCTCTTTTCTATATCTGGGCTCGACTACATAATATTCCCACTGATTATTTTAGTGAAAACCCGATCCCCGATCAATTGATGTTTGAATTCCGTCAACATCTCTTT